AAAATTTAAATTAAAAAATGGCTACAACTACAACTGTAAGTTCAAATTATGCTGGAAAAGATGCTGGTATGATTATCGGTCAAGCGTTCAAAACGATTGACACTATTGAAAAAGGAGCGGTTACTATCGCTGAAAATGTAAACTTTAAATTGTCTTTGCGTAAAATCGCTTACACTGACGGAACAACTGCATACACTTGCGGATTTGCTCCAGCAGGTACAATCGTTTTAAACGAAAACACTATCGAGCCTTTCAAATTCAAAAATGATTTTGACGTTTGTAAAGAAGATTTCAGAGCGACTTGGTCTGATGGAATTATGGGCGGAGGAGCTGCGAATGCAACTGCACCTTCTGACATTATGGATGCTATCCAAGCGGAAGTTTTGGGAGCTATCGGTGAGAAATTAGAAGCTGACATTTGGACTTCATCTGTAAACTTTGACGGTTTCATTACTTTGTTTGATGCTGACGGAGACGTTAACAAACCAACTGCTGACGCTGCGGTTACTGAAGGAAACGTATTAGCTAAATACTTGAAACCAGCTTTGGCTGCTGTTCCTGTAGCTTTGAAAAACAAAGAGTTAATAATGGCAGTTTCTCCAGACGTTGCTGAGGCTTACGCTTTTTATCTTTCAACTCAAGGGATTGTTTACGGTAACGGAAATTCTGATTTCGCTTTGACTTTCGGAAGACACACAATCGTAACTTTAAATGGTTTACCTGATAACTCTGTAGTTATCTACGAAAAGAAAAACTTAGTATTCGCTACAGGTTTAACTGCTGACCACAATCAGGTTGCAATGGTTGACGAAGACGAAATCGGTTTATTGACTGGAAAAGTAAGAGGTAAAGTTGTTTACAACGTAGGAGTTGGATACTACAACGCTGCTGAGATTGTTTACTTAACTTTAGCAGTATAAATATTAATTTAACCGCTCATTAATTTGGGCGGTTTTTAATATAACTTATTGATTATTAATAATTTAAAAAAAAAACACGATGAGCTGTATGATTAGTAAGGGCAAACTGTTGGGCTGTAAGGACCAGCGAGGTGGCTATAAAAATTTATTTTTCGCAAATTTCGCAGACTATGGGTTCGTAGTTGCTGCACACGAAGTAACGAGCTTAGGCACGTTAGATGAGGTATTTAAATATGAGGTTAAAGCAACTACAAATGCTTTGACCGAAACGGGTACAAGCTCAGAGGATAATGGAACATTTTTAAACGCTCAATCGGTAGCGGTTACACTTCCTAAATTATCATCTGATTTACAAGGTCAAGTACAATTGATTTGTGCTTCAAGACCTTACGTGTTTGTAGAAGACTATAATGGTAACATTTTACTTTTAGGAGCTACAAACGGAACTATGTCAAGCTGTACAAAAGTAACCGGAGGAGCTGGTGGGGATTTAACAGGTTTCACTTTAGCAATAACTGCTGAGGAAGGTAATTTATCACCTTTTTTAAGTGATGCAAGTAAAACCGCTTTATTCGCTTTAGTTAGTGATGTGGTAGTTTCATAAATTTTTGCATAAAAATTGATAAAAAAGCTCCTTATTGGAGCTTTTTTTGTTACAAAAAACTATTTATTCGTTATATATATATGTGGATATTTAATTTAACAGCACCGTACCAATTCAAATGCATTCCGAGAGGATATAATAGTGGCGTAATTACGTTTTTTTTACGTGACGAGCTCAAAGATATCACTCACGAAATCGAGGTAACGGGTGTTTATTACCAAAATGGTGTATTAGTTTTGATTTTTGACGATTATATAATGAAGGAAGGGCAATCTTTTGAAATTGTAATCAACGAAAATGATGAATTAATATATAGAGGCAAGGCTTTTGCTACGGCTCAGACTGACTTAGAAAATTTTGAACTTAATAAAGGGGTTCTAAAAGTATAATTTTATGGAAAAACTACAAATAATAAATTTATCAAACTATATAAGACCAGAAATCAAAGAGGTATCTGGTAAAAAATGGGTATTGAATGGTAAAAATAACGAATTTTATCAAACAATTATCGATGCTTATAATGGTTCGCCAACTAACTCAGCGATAATTGACTCTTATAGTCAGTTTATTTATGGTAAGGGTTTAACTTCAAAAGACAGAAATACAAAACCATCGGAATGGGCTGCGATAATTTCCTTAGTTTCTAAAAAAGATTTGAGAAAAATCTGTAAGGATTTCGAAATGTTTGGCGAGGCTGCAATTGAGGTTAAATATTTAAAAAATAAAGTACAGAAATGTTTCCATATTGCTAAACAAAAAGTTGCTCCAGAGGTTGCAAATGAGGAGGGCGATATTACGGGGTATTATTATAGTTATGATTTTTCAAATGTAAATAAATACAAGCCGGAGCGTTTTGATGCTTTTGGATTTGGAGAGGGAACACAAGAACGCTCCGAAATTTATATAATTAAAGATTATCAGGTCGGTCAATTTTATTATAGTAATCCTTCTTACGTTTCTGGGATTTCTTGGGCACGCATGGAGGAGGAGGTGTCGAACTACTCTATTAACCACATTCAAAAGGGGTTGTCTTTCGGTCATATTATAAATATGAATAGCGGTATTCAAGAAAGTGCCGAAACAATCCAAGAAAACACACGACAAATTAGAAACCATTTAACGGGTTCACAAAATGCGGGTGCATTCTTTTTAAATTGGAACGATAACAAAGATAGCGAAATTACAATTTCGGCTTTGGAAGTTTCAAACGCTCACGAGCAATATGCTTATTTAAGTTTAGAAGCTAAAAACCAACTTTGTACCTCTCATAAACTTACAACTCCAATGTTAGTAGGTGTAAAAGATGCAGCGGGTTTTAGTTCAAACGCTGACGAAATAAAAGTAGGATTTGAGGAGTTAATGATAAATGTAATTAAACCAAAACAAGAAATTATTTTGGATGGTTTAATGGAAATATTTGCAGTTAATGCTATCGGTTTGGATTTACAATTTGAAAGCTTAAGAGCTGAGGATGTAGCTGAGGGAATAGTTGGAACGGATGCAATTGCAAACGATGCAGCGGTTTCTTATAACGGTGCTCAAATTACCTCGGCAATTGATATATTTGCAAAAGTAAAAGAGGGTATTTTAACAACGGAGCAAGCGATTGTTTTCTTAGTTCAATTCTTAAATATTCCTTCAAATGTTGCTCAATCATTATTCAGTTCGCAAGCTGCTCCATTGACTCAATTAAGTACACAGGTTTGCTGTTCAAAAGACGATAATAATCTTTTAGAAGTTGCTGATTTGCTTATTGAAATGGGAGAGGTTATTGATGAGGAAGAGTGGGAGGAAATTGATGCAATACCGGTAACTCCAGAATTAGAAATAAATGAAATAACTTTGAGTTTAGCGAAATCATTTTCAAGTTTTCCAAATGTAACAAGCGAACAGGATACATCATTATTTAAAATCCGATACACTTACGAAGGAGCAAGTGGAGCACAAAGAGACTTTTGCCAAAAGATGGTTTCTGCTGGTAGAACATATCGCAAAGAGGATATTATTTTAGCGGGTAGCAAACAAGTTAATAAAGGATTTGGACCAAACGGAGCAGACGATTACTCAATCTGGCTTTACAAAGGTTCGGTAAATTGTAAACATTTTTGGATGCGTAAGATTTATTTAAGAAAAAACAATACTCAAATTTCAGTTAACGAAGCGAGAAAAATGATTTTAGACTTAGATCCAAAAGACAGACCAAAAGCAAAGTGGGAACAAAACGAGTCAGAGGTTGCACAAATAGCATCGGCGAGTAATAATTACTGGTCATTAAATCCAAATTACAGACAATAATGGCAACGACTATACTTTTAAAAGAAAACGAACTTACTAAAAATACCCTTTTGGGTGGGAATATTGATATTGATTTATATATCCCTTGTATTGCAGACGCTCAAAGAATTAGACTTGAGGAAATATTAGGGGATACGTTATATAATAAGATTTGCGAGGACTTTGAAAACGATGACTTAGTAGGTGATTATTTAACATTGTACGAAGGGTATATAGTGCCGTTTTTAATTGCAGCCGCAGCGGTTGAGTATCTATTAATCGGAGCGTATAAAGTAAATAATAATGGTATCTTTAAAGCTCAACCCGAAAACTCGGTTTCCGTTGATAAAACAGAAGTAGATTATTTGGTTAATAATATGCGTTTAAAGTCTGAAATGTATCGTGATAGAATGTTTAGATGGTTGTATCAAAATCATTTGCCTGAGTACGTAAGTAGCTCTACAAATATCGTAAACCCGATGCGTTCCAATTTAATTTGTGGTAAATGGTGGCTCGATAAACCATATTAAAAATATGAGAAAAACAGACAAACGAACAGAGGAAAATATTTTAAAATTAAAAAAATTTGTAAATGGCATCGACATTAAACTTTACGACAAAAAGAGGGGACACATTCAAACAGACAGACTTCCAAATAAACATTAACGATGTACCGTTGGATTTAACCGATGGACTTGTTAAAATTCAATTACGCAAAGAAGCTGGAGGGATTGTCGCATTCACTCCAGAGTTAACTATATTTGATCCAACAAATGGGGAGTTTTGTATTAACGAGCAAATTATCGATATACAAGCGTGCATTTATAAATATGATATTCAAATCACTACAGCTAACGAAGAGGTTAACACTTGGGTGAGCGGTTTATTCACAATCACGGACGATATAACACGATAATATGAGCGATAATGTAAATATTATAGTACAAGACACTATTAATGAAATCGTTGTTAATAGTGCCGTTATAGTTGAAACAATCGATATCAATGTACAGGTTGCAGTTGATGAGGTTACTATTATAGCAAACCCAAACGAGTACATTATAAATGTTAATCGTATAATCGGGGAGCAAGTGCAAAGCGATTGGAACGAAACAGATGACCAAGCTCCGGACTATATAAAAAATAAACCGATTATACCTGCAGCGGTTACAAAAACTTCAGATTTAATTAACGATGGCGAGGATGGAATAAATCCTTTTATCACATTGGAGGATATTCCAACACCTATAGTTCCAACTTTACAATCAGTAACTGATGAGGGAAATATTACTACAAATAATATTGAATTTGAAACAGGGGCGGGGATTATTTTAGATAATAATTCTAAATTAAAGGAGGGAACTATCGATGCGGGTTATGGAGGTTCAAAAGGTATTGCTCAAATTTGTGCTGTTGGATATGAATTAAAATGGGAAGCTGGTAGGTTATATGTAATGGGCGATGGTGGAACTACTATAAGAGAAGTAAGCCACAATTTTACTACAATACCAACTATTTACGATGACATTGACAAAGGTTTTATTATTGGTAGTCGATGGATTTTAGACAATGGAGATTTATATGTTTGTTTAGACAATAGTGACAATACAGCTGTTTGGGAATTACAAGGTTTTGTTCCTTATACCGGTGCAACGCAAGATGTAAACTTAGGAGAGTTTGATATTACAGCAGCTCACTTAATTAAGGATGGGGGAGTAAGTACACAGTTTTTAAAGGCAGATGGTTCTGTTGATAATAATATTTATTTAACTTCAGCGGATTTACCTTCTACTTTGGATTTATATGCAACTACAACAGCATCCGATGTTTCTGGATATACTGTTTTAGTTCGAAATATAAGTGATTCACGTTTTAATACTACAGCGGTTGATGTTTCAACGGGTGTAATTACTACAACGGCTCAATTAGTTGGTTCATTAGTTAGTGATGCAAATATAATATCGGGAAATCCTGGTATTTTTAACATTACAACTATAGGAAATATATCCCGTACAAGTGGAACAGGTCAAGCGGAGTTCTTTTTTAGAGTTTACAAACGTGATAATTTAGGAGTTGAAACATTTATAACGGAGTCGTCAAAAACATTGCCAGTTACCAATGGTGGATATGTTGAATTTTCAGCGGTTGCATTATGGAACGATGGTATTTTTACAGATACCGATAGAGTAGTATTAAAATATTACGCTGATAGATTAACTTCTCCTGTAGGTTCAAATCCTGTTTATAAATTTCAATTTGGTGGAATATCACCTGTAAGAAGTACGGCAGCTATTCCTGTAGCAGTTTTGCCAAACATTTATTTAAGAGATTTGGCAGACGTTGAAAATGTAGATGCTTTAAATAACGAGGTACTATATTGGAACGATGCTGATAGTTTATGGGAGCATAGTTCTGTAATAGGTTTATTATCACCTGCGAGTTCAACTGTAAACGGTTATTTAACTTCAACTGATTGGACTGCATTTAATGGAAAATTCAATCTACCTTCATTAACTTCGGGTTCAGTTTTATTTTCAAATGGTACAACAATAGCACAAGATAATGCGAATTTCTTTTTTGATGATACGAATAAAAGGTTAAGTATTGGAAATTTAAATGTTGGTTCAACTTTATCACCAAGTAATGTTATTACATCGTTTTATTCATCAGGAGAAAATAGAGTAAGATTATTTTCAAGTGCACAAATAACTGATTCTTTACAATTTTATACGAATGGCGGTGCTTATGGTAGTGCTTATGGAGAATTTGGATTTTTATTCAAAAATACTTCAACACAAATGGCAAGTATTAATTTCGATACAAGAGCAGGAATAGCTGCGCCATTTAGATTTTTTGTTAATCCTACAGGAGCATCAGCGATTGATGCAATGGATATTTTTAGAACAGGTGAAGTTGGCATAGGTACAAGTAATACAAATAGAGGCGGTAAACTTCAAATCAAAGCTCCTGGAGCGTTATCAACTGATATAGCTTTAAGAGTTAGAAATAGTGCTGATACAGGGGATTTAGCTACAATAGGAGGAACAGGAATATTAACTGTTGGTGGAGTAGGAAATGACGGGTCTATAAATTTAGCGAGAGGTAGTAACGGAGGTATAATGGGAGGAATTGTACAAACTGCAACTATTACACAAATTCATAATTATCAAGGAAGCGGAATTGATTTTCATATAGCGGCAGCTGGTGGTGGTCAAAGAGTATTTATAAGAGGTACAGGGGTTGGATTTTCAGGAACAACAGGAGGAACTTTTACTTTAGACACAAGTGCATTATTACAAGCAAATTCAACAACGCAAGGAGTTTTATTCCCAAGAATGACAACAACACAAAAGAACGCAATAGCTACTCCCGCAAGTGGATTAGTAGTTTACGATACAACTTTAGGGAAATTATGTGTAAGAGGTGCAGCAGCGTGGGAAACAATAACAAGTATATAAATAAATAAAAATGGGATTATTAGTAAGTGCTACGGCAGAAAAAAAGATTTTAATTAAAGGTACAGAAATTGAGTTACCGAGTGTTTATGTTCGTTTAGAATATGCTGGACGTGCAAACGGTGTGACGTTAGAAATTGCAGCGGCTACTTATGCAAGTCACGAAGCATACAAAGACGGAGCAGGAGCAATCTTTACAGATGTTCAACAAGGAGCATTTTCTGTTGAATTAGTAGATGCACAAATGCAAGATTTAACGAGTGCGGAATTGTACTCTAAATTAGCTTTCGAGCAAATGGGATACGATGTACAATAGTGATATAATATTCGAATGAGCAAGGAGCAATTTGATATAATATTAAGTAAATGGATTTCACGCAAGTTACTTGTTTTTTTAGTAGCTTGTGGGGGTTTATTTAGCGGACAATTAACATCAAGCGATTGGGTTATAATTGCGACTGCTTACATAGGAATTGAAGGAATTACAAACATAGTAGAACGATTAAGAAAATAATGGATAATTTAGAGCAATTAAGCAGAGACATAAAAGAAATTAAACAGGCTTTGTTAGGAAGTGAATTTAATAATTTTAAAGGAATGGTTTCCCAAGTAAAAGAGATTGATGACAGAGTTGAAAATTTAGAAGTTTTCAAAAACGAAATTTCTGTATACGTAAATCAGTTTAAAGTTGCTTTTGTGATTATATTCGGGGCATTAATTACTCTACTTTTTAAAATATTTTCAATAAAATGAAATTAAATAATGCCGGTTATTTATTAATTACAGAGTTCGAAGGTTTTAGCTCAAAACCTTATTTATGTTCTGCCAAAGTTCCAACGATTGGATATGGCTCGACTTTTTACGCTGATGGTTCAAAAGTTACAATGAACGACAAGCCCATTTCCAAATATTTAGCCTTTGAAATGTTTAAAACGATAGCGGATAAATTCACTATTGGAGTTTTAAAGTGTGTTAAAAAAGAAATAAATCAAAATATGTTAAATAGTTTAGTATCTTTGTCTTATAATATTGGAATTTCTAATTTTATGAACAGTACTTTATTAAAAAAAGTAAATGCAAATCCAAACGACAAAACAATCTTTGCCGAATTTTGCAAATGGAATAAAGTAGGTAAAAAAGAAATTGCAGGATTGACAAAGAGGCGGAATAAAGAAGCCGTCAATTATTTTACTTAACTAAAAAAATAAAATATGGCTTATAACCAATGGAATGATTACACAAACATTATTTTAAAAGCATTATCAGAGCCAAGTAATATTTTAATCGCAAAGTCAATAATTCCAAATGGGGATAAATTGCAATTAGATAGTTTGCGAAAATATGTAGGTAAAATAAGAAACAATCAGGGGGTTTTAGATGCTTGTGATAATTTAGGAGTTGATCCGACAACCGCTCCAATGATGTGGTTAAAAACAAAAACGGAAAGTATAAGAGTAACAAATCCTTTATTTGTAAAAGCAGAGGAAAAACAATTTTCTGATTTAACAGAAACTCTAATTAATGATTTACAGCAATATGCTCCGAAGTTCCCAAAATTAAAAAGAATTAAAAACAAAGACTCGTATTTATTAGTCATTGATCCAGCGGATATTCATATCGGTAAGCTTTGCTCGGCTTTTGAAAGCGGTGAGGCTTATAATAATCAAATTGCAGTCCAGAGAGTACTCGAAGGAGTCAAAGGAATACTACAAAAGGTAAGTTCGTTTAATATCGATAAAATTTTATTTATAGGAGGTAACGACATTTTGCATATTGACAGCCCTTTACGTACAACTACAAGTGGAACGCCTCAGGATACGGATGGAATGTGGCACACAAATTTTTTAATTGCGAAACAACTTTATACAGATGTTTTGGAATTACTTTTAGGGGTTGCCGACGTTCATTTTACATTTAATCCAAGTAATCACGATTATACAAATGGGTTTTTCTTAGCTCAAGTAATTGAAACCTACTTTAAAGAGTGTAAAAATATTACATTCGATACAAGTATCGCACACCGCAAAGGTTTTAAATATTTTAATAATCTTATTGGAACTACTCACGGAGATGGAGCAAAACAAATGGACTTACCTTTGTTAATGGCAGTTGAATTTCCTATTGAATGGAGTCAAACAAAGCATCGTTATATCTATACGCACCACGTACACCATAAAACGAGCAAAGATTATGCAGGTATTACTATTGAAAGCCTAAGAAGTCCAAGCGGAACGGATAGTTGGCACCATCGCAATGGCTACCAACACGCACCGAAAGCGGTAGAAGCTTTCCTACATTGCAAAATTAACGGACAAATCGCCAGAATAACACATATTTTTTAAACTAATTATTGGCAATTTTTAAAGATTGCTGCCAAAATTTAACATTATGATATATAATTTTATTTGCAAGCTCAAAGGAGTAGATTTAAAGTACAAAGTTGAGGCTGAAAACGTAACCGATGCAATGATTAAGGTGCGAAATCACATTAAAAACTCGGTGGAAATAACGGAAGTGCAAAAAATTGAGAAGCCTCAATCTGATTTTATAGATTTTTTTAACAATACAATACAAAAAAAATGAGATATTTATTGATATTATTATTATTAGTTGGTTGCGGATCACGCAAAGTGAATAAAAGCAATACTGAAACCAAAGAAAAAAGCGAGATTACAATAGTAGATTCCGTAAAAGTTGCTATAAAAACGGATTCAAATATTGAAATTCATACAAATGAATTTACAATCGAGCCAATTGATAGTATTAAACCGATTATTATTATAGATAGTCAAGGCAAAAAGACTTCAATCCTAAATGCAAGGATAAAACACAAACACGAAATAAGCCGAAATAAGACACTTAAAAATGAATTGGTACAAAGAAGTACTAAAACAAATATTAAGGCAGAAAAACGCACTCAAATCGAGGTTAAACAAATAGAACGCAAAGAAAGTATAATAACATCGCTTTGGTGGTTATGGCTTTTGATTATTTTAGTAATAACGTATTACGTTAGTAGAAAATTTCGCCTATTTTTTTAGTACTTACTGGAAAATTTATACCCTTTCGCATATAATTTAATCTTTTAGTGGAAAATTATACCCGATTACATAAATGTTAAATAAATGTTAAAGTTTAATTAAGTAGTATTTTATTAATAAAGTAGTTATATATTTGCACTCAGATAACAACAAATAAATAACACTATGAAAACTTTTTTATCAAAACAGAAACACCAAATTACATTTATAGCAATCGCTGCTGTATATTTTTTAACTCAATTTTTACGATAATTATGAAAAATTTATTAGAACGTTTAAAACCAGAGTATTTAGAATTATTAAATGAGGATGCAATTAAATATCCTTATTTAGTTCAAGGAATTAAAATAGATTTAAGGCAGAACATTTCCTTTACTAATTTATCGGTTGGATCAGCTCTTCAACTTTGTACAGTTTGCAAAGTAATTATGGGAGTTACAGAGCTTAACAACTTATTCCAATCAAATGAGTAACGAGAGAAACGCTGGAAGGAAAGCCAAATATAAAATTGGTACAATCACAAAGAAGCTTCAGGACTTAATCCCAATTGAAGCCGAAACAGAAATCAAACAATCAATAAATCAAATCACACAAAAATGGAAAACAAAGCAAAATTAAAAGAGGTTAAAAAATTCGATAAGTGGATGAGAAAAACTGTACAATCAATCCACTACTCAAACAATGAGAAAATGTGTAACGCTTATTTAAAAATCAATTAAAATGGGAGCAAGTTCAAGTTTATTTTTAGAAAATTCAGAGCAAGTACTGACAATGTACGAGCCAACCTTTACAAAAAAAGATGCAATCTTAACAGGTAAGCGAATGGTTGATAATGTAATCGAAAGCGGAGAAGTTGATAAACATCATTTTATGGCTAATATCTGCCGATTAAAAGAGGTTATTAATTCAGCCGATAGCGAAATGAGAAAACATTTACCAGAGGAGAAGTACAATTGTTACGGAGTTGAGTTTACACCTACAAACGGAGGTAATACAATCGACTATTCAGACGATCCGATTTACTGCCAACTCAAAGCGGATTTAGATGCAAGGGTTGAGCTTTTAAAGTTAGCACAAAAACAAACTATAATCGATGCGTATGGAAACGATGTTCCCAAAGTGGGAACTACACCACGCAAAAACTCAATCGCTTTAAAATTTTAAACAATGACAGCGAAACAAAGTGCAAAAACCAGGATAAACCGAGTGTTAAGATTTTACGCAAAGAGAGGCATAAATTCGGAGCGAGTTAATAACCTTTACAGAAAAATAATAAATGATATATTCAATAGATGAGATTGAGGAAATGACTTTTATATCTCGAAATACAATCCGACAAAGAATAAAAGATTTGGGATTAGTTCCTCAATTTAAAGATACAAGCAAAACTCATTATTATAACGATGAGCAAATCGAATTAATAAAAGACAATCGATATATTGATTATCAAAAATTTACGCATACTATTGAAACTTTTTATATTTATGAGAGTAAATTAAATTTTAATTAGTATATTTGTAATTCATAATAACCGTTGGAAGGGTTTCCCAACTTAATCGAAATCCATAAATAAATAAATGTTATGAGTACTTCAAACCGCAAACAAGCGTTTGCACAACCACAAACAAATCCAGCTCAAAAATTCATTGACTGGAAATCAAACGACAAATGTTTTAGCTTTTACGATCGTGAAAATGCGACAAACGTTTTAATTCCTTTACCTTTTAAGTTTTTAGTTTTAGACGAATTGCACACCGTGAAAGGTTGGAACGATGCAAGCTCGAGCCAAATCAATTCAAACGAGGTAAAATATATCTCAAAAGATGTAATGACTGTAAAACCTTTTAAAGGGAATGAAATTGCAAAAGGATTGTATAAAGACATTAAAGAGAAAATTAAAGCTGCCGGAGGGCATTATGTAAAATCTGTTTATTGTATGCTCGAGGATGGCTCAATCGCAAACCTACAATTAAAAGGAGCAGCGTGCCAAGCCTATGGAGATTTCACCGCAAAGACTCGATCACGATTGAGTGACGAATGGGTTGAGGTGGCAAGTGCTACAGATGGTAAAAAAGGAGCGGTAAAATATACTACTCCAGAGTTTAAGTTTGCTAAAAGTATTTCAGATAGTGAAAGCGATTTGGCAGATGAGGCTTTTAATACATTGGAGGGCTATTTAAAAGCTTATTTAGTTAAAAGCGATATTATAGTAGTTGACGAAATTATAGTTGACGAGGAAGAGGATTTAGAGTTTTAGATTTTGTTATTGATTTTGGTAGGAAAAAGGGGCTTTATAGCCTCTTTTTTTTTGCAATAGTACACATTTTAACCCTTTTCCTATACCCTCCAGCTCAGAGCTTTTTTAATTTTATATGCCCCCCCCAAAAAGCTAAAAAAATGTGTTGCATGTGTACTATTTTAAAATAATTAAAAAAAAAGATTGTTTATTGAAAATAAATAATTATATTTGCAAAGAGATCATCTACCTCATTTAAGAAATTGGGTTCAAACCTAACAACCCCTTAATGATAACGAGTAGATGCGTTAGAT